AGGCCCAATCAAACCATTCGCAAATGGAGGGTTGATACCGGAGCCTACTGCAATGCTTGGTTTGAGAAGCAAGCGGATGTATGGAATTGCTGGAGAACGTGGTACCGAAAGGATTGTTCCCGGTGCTGGCAGTGGAGGCGGAGGCACCATTGTAGTAGATAATTTGGTTTTGAATGTTGAAGGTGAAGGGCTTATGGATGGCCTGATGGAAAGGGCTGTCGGCAAAATACGTGACACGCAGGGGCTTGATTTCTAATGGCACTCGTAGAAATTGGTGGCACCACACATCTTGTTTATCGTGACTCTCTGAATATGACAGAGAGGGTTGGAGAGCGTAGTTCGGCAAGCTGTAGGATTCACGATAGGGATTCTGCATATAGCTTCCAAAGAGGACAATCGGTTGTTATCTACGATGATGATGGTGTAAAGATATTTGGTGGAGTTGTAAGCGGTAAGCCAACAATGAAGCGAGTTTCCCCTGCTAGTGGGCTGATGCACAAATTAAGATTTTCTGACTGGCATTATTTGGCAGATAAGAGAAATGCAGCAAGGTCATATACTGACAAAACTACAGGATACATGGTAAGTGACTTGGTAACTGAATACCTTGCTGCTGAAGGTGTAACTGAAGGTGATGTTCAGGCAGGCCCAACCATACCAAACCTTTCGATTAAATATATCAAAGTCAGTGAGGCCCTTGATAAGATAGCTGAACTTGCTGGGTTCATTTGGTATATTGACAAAGATAAACAACTTTTCTTCATTGATCGCACCACGTATGCAGCACCTTGGGTAGTTGACCCTAGCATTGCCAGTAATCTCATATTGAGGGGTTCTACTTCGTTAGGCCAAGGCTCGGAGAAATACCGTAACACTCAAATTATTAGAGGCACCACAGCCGAAACAAATATTCCAGTTGACGAACCCGAAGTACAGTTGGGCGATGGCGAGAAGATGGCCTTTGCTGTTCGGTATGCAGTGTCACAAGTGCCCACAATCAGAATAGACACAGGGGGAGGATGGACAGCACAGACCGTTGGAATCAAAGGTATTGATACTGGGAAAGATTGGTATTGGTCTAAAGGTGACAAAATCATTGCCCAAGAGGAAGGGGATACCCCATTGGGGAATACTGATAAAATTGAGATTGCTTACGTTGGAATGTATGAAGTGGTAATCAAAGCACAGGATGATGATTTGATTGCTGACCAGTTGGCCATAGAAGGGGCCGGAACTGGTATAAATGAAGCTGTTGAAGATAGGCCAGATGTTGACGATCAGGACACCGGAATTGATGTAGCCCTTGCTTTGATTGCTGAGTATGGTGCCAATGCAAAGCTATACAAATTCAAAACACGGAGGACAGGTTTACAAGCCGGGATGCTGGTACCAGTCAATGATAGTAGGTACGGTCTTTCAAATGAGGAAATGCTGATAGAGTCAGTTTCCTATAGCCGAAATGCAGGGAAATATGAGTTCAGTGTCACTGCTGTTATGGGGCCTGTTTCCGGCAGTTGGGAAAGGTTCTTCAGAAAACTGGCAGAAATTGGTCAGACAAATGTTACTGACGTTGACATAGGGACAGGCACACTTATCATACTGAAGCAGCTATCCCAGATATGGGAGTTGACGAACAGTATCACTTTCACAACTTACTCATGCGATGTGCCTGCAAATGACCTATATCCTTCAAATACTAGGTATCCATGCTAGGAGGGTAAAATGCCAAGTGGAACTATAACAAACGATGCTCTTAACCTTATCAGGGATTTGATGAAGGGTGACGAAACTGACGGTGAAATTAAGATAATCGCAGTGGGCGATGATGATGGCACAATATTACCGTTAGCGGTCACCAATTCACAATTAGGGAACGAAACCTTCCGTAAGGCTATAACCAGCCACACAGCCGGAGGAAATGGTGTGGTGGAAACTATGGGGATTCTGGCGAGTGATGAATCTATTGGCACTATCAAAGAGTGGGGATTCTTTGGAGGTTCAGCAGCGGTAGCCGGAACCCCTGACTCCGGGGTACTTATGTACAGGTTACTTTCAACACATGTAAAAACAGCTTTGGAATCAATTCAGGTAGATTCCACTGACACTGTAGTTCAAGGATAGGAGGGTACAAATGGGTATTTTCACTGACATAACATGGATAAACGGAAATCCGCCTGCAATTAACGAAACTAACCTGAACAATGTAATGAGTGGAATTAAGCAGGCCTCAATGGGAATATATGGTGATAAGTCAGATGGCAACGTAACCATATCAGCCCCTACCACTCTTACCCGGAATATGCACTACGATAAACTGACAGTGAATGATGACTTAGACACAGACGGTTTTGTTATCTTTGCAGACTGGGTAGTTAACAGCGACAAGATACATAACGATGGAGAAGATGGAGGGGATGGAGAGGATGCTTCTAGTGGCACTCAAACGAACGGAGGTACAGCAGGTTCGGGTGGAGGGGAAAATTTCTTAGGTGGTGGTAAAAACGGGGCTGTAGGTTCTGATGGTAATAATACTGGGGCTGATGGGGGATTCCCCGGTAACAATGGTACTGACTCTAATCCTTCTCTTGGGGGGGATGGTGGTGATAGTGGTGGTGGTGGTGATGTCAACGTGCTACAAGGAGGAGCAGGGGCTACAAAGGGTTCTGTTACTGCTCCCACTACGGCTGATGGGGGATTTAGGTCTGTACTGGATGGCTGGTCCCTTAAACGTATAAATGACGGCAATGTGGTAACTTTCATTGACGGAGGTGCTAGTGGGGCCGGAGGTGCTTCCGGTTGGGGTAACTCACAAGCAAGTGGAGGGGCCGGAGGCGGAGGCGGAGGCGGAGGCGGAAATGTCGTTATAATCGCTAGATACATTGACAATTCAGGTGGAACAATCTCTGCTAATGGTGGCGATGGTGGTGATGGTGGCGATGGTTGGGATAAGGGTGACGGTAATTATTCCGCAGGTGGAGGCGGAGGAGGCGGAGGCGGAGGCGGTTGTGTTGTTTTGGTATACGGTGAACTTGACAGTGGAACAGAACAAGCTGCTGCTGGTAGTGGGGGAGCGAAGGGTTTACGTTCTAAAGTCCCAGAATCTACCGATGGTGAAGATGGTGATGCTGGGTCTGCTGGTACAGTAATCAAAATTCCAGCATGGGATTAGGAGGAATATAATGCAACCTAGAAAGTATTTGATTTACAATCCTGATAATGATGAAACTTTAGATATCAAATTCATCATATCCGAAGTCGAAGAATTGTATAGTGTGGCTACTAAGAAGATGGCTACTGCCTTGGCTGCAAATAAGTTTACCCCGTATAACCCGGACGACCCAAACTGGCAATTCTATGACGAGAACGAAGCTGAGGCGAGAGTATTGGCAGATAGGATTGTTGAACTTAAAAAGCAGTTACTTGTTGAAGAACAGAAACTGAATGCTGAAGCTATCGTAGCAGCTTCAGATGTTGGAGTGGCTGAAGTATGTGCCGGAATACCAAAGGCAGCCAAACATGCAGTTACAGAAGATATGCTACCATGCGTTTACACCGAACCTGAGCCAGTGGCAACCCCTGAGAAGCGTGATATCTGGCATGAACTTGACTCAGCCAAAGAATCATTGGATGCCTTGGCTGTGTCCATAGGGAATCTTACAGAACTATTTAACCAATTCAAACAGGAAACTGATAGCCGATTGAAAGAATTGGAGGCGAAGGATGAAATCACGAATCCTTAATATCTTTGTCAGCCTACTGGTATTTAGCCTTATTTCTATACCAGTGCATGAATGGTGCCATTACTGGGTATGTGAGTGGTTAGGTGGGGAAGCTAATGTCACTTACCCCACTATGATCTCAGGGCATTACGAATACTATGGCACAGTATCAAATGAAATGGCTGTTATGTTTGCTGGTGGATTAGGGACGTTCCTGTTCTTTTCTATGCTGTGGGCCTTGGCCAGATGGACACCTACTCGCTGGGATTTGGACGATGAATTTGCAGTGTGTCTTACAGGTGTAACTCAATTGGGATATGCCTTCTGTGAAGGTTTTGATATATCGGCAGGCATGGTCATATCATCGGTAATGGGATTTACCAGTATTGTTGTGATTGCTGCCTATGCTAGTAGCCTAATTGACTTTGCTAGGAGAGGGAAATGAGTATTGATATTGACATGAGCAAACCTATTGGAGAACTTACCCCAAGGGAGGCCATATATGTGACCGCTCAGAAGGTGAACAATATCGAAACGGATTTGAAAGAAGCTAAAAAATCCAACGAAGCTACCCACAAAGACATTTACAATAAGATGTGGGCGATAGTAGTTGGCGGAGCCTCAATATTACTCATAACAATACTGGGGCTAATATTTGCATAGGAGGAATGAAATGGACAAAGATGATAGCAAGACAAACGTGTACCGGATTACCATGTGGGTATGTATTGGTGCGATGGTTTTCACCAATATCCTGCTCATTGTAGCAGTGTGGCAAAGTGGCTGGAACGATTTACCGCTGGAAGTCCTGATAGCTATTGTTGCGATATGGGCTGGCAGTATGGCTGCATTTCCGGCCATTGTCATGGCGATACTGAATAACCAGTCTTCAGAGAAGATCGCTGAGTCTTTTGCTGATGCAATCAAAGCTGTGAATGGAGTAGTTAATAATGGCATTCCTCAATAAGTTTGTGATTGGGCCTTGGAAAGCCCTTATACACAGGTTTGATTATGGGCATCTTGGTATCGGTTTGCTGATATGCCTGTACCTGATATCCCATCCCATTGCAGGCCCATCAAGTGCCTTTTTGCTGGGAGCAGGATTCTACTGGTATCAAAAGCATGAGCATGATGTGAAGTTCTTGAACCCGGAACCAAAGGACAAAGGGTACCCGGAAATGAAAAGCGTTATGGTCATGTTCTGTTTATGTTACACTCCCATTGCGATTTATTTCATAGCTGCCGGAAAGAGCCTTTTGTTTTAACAAGGGTTCCCAGTCCCTTGCGACCCCTTCGGTGTGTTACCCTCCACCGGAGGGGTTCTGTTTTTAGGGGCTGCAAAATCTTTTCGGCAGGTTAACAACCCCTGATGTTCCCCCAAAAATGGGCAAAAACTGTCCAAAAAACAGCTTCGGATTTTACAAGAGCCGGATTTTATTGAGTCCTGTGGGCGGTTTTATTTTCAGATAAAAAACGACTGATGTGGACGATTTTGGGTCGTTTTAGAATGATTTGCTCGGCCAGCTTCCCACATGTGCAGCTTCATGATTTTCAAAAAGTTAGCAGGTATAAACGAAAAAGTTAACACACGTTCAAAAAATAAATATTTTTATAAACGTAGCTTCAAAAAAAATAAATATTTCAAAAAGGGCTTTTCAATGGCTTTACACTCTGCTATAGTAGTTAACGGTAAGTAAAAACTAAATATAAAGTACATTAAAAATCAAGGTTCCAGCAAGTACCGGACGAGAGTCGGGAGGCCCAACCGCAATCTAAAGGGCCATCTAGGGGGAAATCTCTAGTCAAGCTGAAAACCATATACAGGGAGTGACCGAGGACAGGGGAACACGATAGGGGTTCCGTAGTGACAGGACGGCTTTGCAGGCCCCACAGGTGACAGCACAGTAGCGAATAGTACCTGAGAGTCCGAGGGTAAATCCACAATTAAATATTGTCGAAAGGGGTAGCTGAAAAGCACCCCTCCACTGGACTTGGCCTACCAGTGCTGAAGATGACAGGCCGGAGGGTAAAAAGGAGAAATAAATGACAACTAGAAATGATAATTGGCAGGGAATGAATTGGTGTCGGCCAGCTACTAGGCTGGCAATATATCTCCGGGACGGAATGGCATGTGTTTACTGTGGGAAAGGTGCTGAGGACGGAGTCGTTCTTACACTTGACCACTGCAAACCATACAGTAAGGGCGGAAGCAATGACCCGAAGAATCTTGTTTGTGCTTGTGCCACTTGCAATTCGGCCAGAGGCAATCGCAGACAGAGCGAGTTCATTGAGGCAACGGCTAACTACCTTGGAACCAATGCAAATGAAATGAAGAAGTTCATACGGAATACCCGTAACCGTGTGCTTCCTCGCAAGACGGCTAACGATCTTATCAAATCCAGAGGAACAGTTGCACAGATAGTCAAAGGCAAATTGTATTAGGAGGAAAGCAAGTGAAGTAAAATCCCAGCAGTGTCCTCAAAATCGGTCAGAAATGGCCGATTTCTTTATTCCATAACATTGGCCATGTAGGTGTATATCAGGCTGTGTTAACGATTTTGGGGATGCTCAGGGGTATAAATGGACACCATCAAAAGGTTAAAATATTGAGGAGGTATTTATGCCAAACAACTGGGGCCAAACTAACTACTGGAGGAGTTGAAAATGGGAATGAACCTATCGCCAAAGCAAATCGAAATGTTGAAAGAGTGCCGTGACGACCCCAATGGTCAGGTCATAACATCTGGGTTCCATCGCAGCCCAAACGTACAGGCACGATTCTCAACAAAGACAGCATTATCTCTACGTGATAGGGGCCTTCTAAGGTTCAAAGGCTACCCATCAAACCGTGAATTGCGTATATTTGAGATAACTGAATACGGCCTGAAAGAATTAACAGGGAGGTAAATATGCTTAGAAGATTGCGTAAGTCGGAACGTAAACGTATGGGAGGGAGCCGGATACAAGTTGGCCCATCGAACAGAACTATTCGCAGAAGATCGCAGGGCAAAGTGTCTGACAATCCCAACTACAAACTAGCAGGGAGGAAATAGATGGCAGCAAAGATATTCCGGGTTTACAAGCGTGTAACCAAACGTGGCATCCAGTTCCACGTTGGAGGGCAGGCGAACAAAGCCAAGACTCGTGACGATGATTATTTCAGCAGGGACAGCAGGCCAAACGGCTGGAAGTATGCTGGCATGATTGTCGCACTGTCACAGGAAGATGCGGTCACAAGGCTGGCCAAGGCTGGTCAAAACATTTTGCAGGCAGCAACTAAGTAGGAGGATTTCATGAGGATTTATAGAAAGAAGTCTATGAAGGAATACCAGTGTGGTAAGTGTGGGGTAAAAATAAACAAGGGAGAGCAGTACCTTAGCTACAAACATCGGTATCGGCCAATCTCAAGGCGATGTACCAAGTGCTATCCAAGGCCCAGCGAACTTACTACCAGTGATAAACTGGCTCAGTTGTATGGGTCACAGGAAGCAATTGAAGATTCTCAATCCAATGCTGAAACATCTGCCGAAGGGCTGAATACTATAGCTGCTGAATTAAGTGCTGCTGCCGAAACTGCTCGTGAAGTAGGTGAACAGTACCGGGAAAGTGCCGAAAACATTGAGTCTGGATTTGGCACAAGGACATCGCAATGTGACGAGATTGAGGAGAAAGCTGACGCATGCGACCAGTGGGCTGATGCCTTAGAGGAAAAGGCCAGCGAACTTGAAAATGAAGCTGCTGAAATTGAGACTATTGAAGCTGAAGTTCATGGACTTGAGGAACGGCTTGATATCGCTGAAGATGGTGCCATTACTGAAATTGAAGATAAAATATCCGAACTCAATGACAGTATTGAAAGTATGTTTGAAGCTGTTACCTCTGACATTCCTGAACTCGAAATGTAGGAGGTTCAAATGGCTGGGAACCTATCTATCCAGTTAAAAGATGGCCGGAAGAATATTGGTAAGCCAATACCGCTTTCCAAGTTTGAGCATTGCGAACTCACACAAGATGAGGTTAGCTATACAAATGCCAAACTAGTACCTTACCATCTTTCAATCCGGGTTACGGAAACCAAAAAATACAAATCAAAAAGATATTACCAGTAGGAGGGTAAAAATGGGTCACGAAATCGAATCTATGGCATACAGATATGAAAATGCACAGGACACGCCTTGGCACAAACTGGGAACCCCAGTGGGTCACCTTATGACTGCTGAGGAATGTGTGGCTGCTGCTGGGCTGGGCTGGAAAGTTGATAAGCGGAAAATATACACTAAGACCAAAGGCAAGACAGAGGAAGTTCCGGGCTTCTATGTTATCGCAAGGGACACAGATGGCCGAGTTTATGCAACTTGCAAGGACGCATACGTTCCTATCCAGAACACTGATGCGTTCAAGTTCTTTGATGCCGTTGTAGGTAACGGCTCTGCTAAATATGAAACGGCTGGTTCCCTG